CTCGTGCCTTGCTCACGAACGGCTCAAGAGCCTTGAGAAGCTTTTCCCGGCTTGCCTTGCCCAAGTCAATCTCAAGGGCAGGGTAAGCCCACACTTTTTCAGTGGTGAGCTTGTCTGAGCCGTCCTCGTTCTTGAGGGGTTCGCCGTTGTCGTCTGTGGCGACTACCTCTTGTTCCTTTTCCTGCGGAACAGTGAGCCTGAGAGTCTGCACGTCCTCTGTCGTCTTACCGTCGAAGTCATCAACGGTGGAGACCTGAAAGTAAGCCTTGACCTCTCCCACTCCGGGAATGGTGGTCACGACTTCCTGAACGCCCGGCTTTCCAGCCTGGTCACTGCCTACCGGCTCAGCCTTAGTTGCCATGCTTGCCCCCTAGTCGTTGGGTTGGAGCCAAGAGAGTAGCAGATGCCCTTAGAGAAGGGGCTCAGAAAATGTCTGACGGGCTTATTTAATTAATCCGGCATATCCGGGCCGGCTGAAATTCAATGGCCTTACACAAAAGCCTGTTGAATTTGACAGAGAAGAGGCTCAAGGAGTAAAGTCCTAAGAGTCAAGCAAAGCACCAAGAAAGACCGGCGGGCAGCCTTCATAAGTGGACTCATAAGGCTTGCACGTGGTACAATAAAGACGTAAGACCAAGTGATTCCGAGAGGTGAGGACTAGACACCAAGGAACGGACAATCAAAGCTAACTGCATTCTCCTATTTGTGCAGGTGTATTGAGAGCCCCGAACTCTGCTAGTCCCAGAGTTCGGGGCTCTTTGGGTTTTACCCCAATACACATTAGGAGATACAGAAAAGAATGACTAAGTTCAACGTGCTTGCAACTATGCGAGCAATCAGAGGCGACAAGAGCCTAAGCACTACGCAGAAGGCATTTCTTTGGGATGCCTGCCTAAGAACGAACAACACCACCTGCAAGGTAAGAATGAGCCTTGAGGGATTGGCTGAAGATTGCGGAGCATCTTCTAAGACTGCTTACCGCGTCTTCTCCAAGGAGAATGAGAACGTACTGAAGTACTTCTCAAGGGTAGAGAGAAACAGCCGGACGGTTGACCTATGGTTCTTCCCATTGCCGGACACAGAGTCCGTCATTGATGAAGACTCAGAGTCTCCCAATGAGGTTGACGGACATTCTGTCCAAGTTGACGGACTTTCTGTCCAGGATGACGGACACAGAGTCCCACCTTCTACCTCTTCTTCTACCTCTTCTTCTACTAATGACGCTGCCGTACCGGCAGCTAAGGAAGCAAGAGAAGAGACTGAGGCAAAGGAAGATGAGGAATCTTCTAACCTCTCTTTGCCTGTAGTTACTGAGACTCCCTCTTTGCCTCTAGAAGAGAATGCCGCCGGAACGGCGGACGATGACATTGACTTTGCTGTCTATGACTCAGAGGGACGGCTCTTGGGAGAGCATCCGGCCCCGGTTGCCGACAGCGACCTAGGCCCGGACGTTGAGACGCTTCTGAGCACGTCTGAGCACCCCTCAGAGGCCCGAGCACTCTTCCTTGACCCTGAGTGGAAGCCAGAGAAGACCGGAGAGCTAAGAGCACGTTGGGCGGCATGGATGGCTGAGCCTGCCCTTACGCACTGAAAAGGAGAAAGAACATGCGCAGAGACGATTGTGACCACGAAAGGGGATGTCCTCACGGCTTGGCCTGTGAGCGTTGCGACCTTTGGTATCCAAAGAACCGAACCTCTTTCCCTTGGGGTTCTAGGAAGCCAAAGATTTGCGCCCCCTGCATTGATAAGGAGTTCAAGGCACTCATGACAGAAGCCAACGTGACTTGGACAGCTAAGTAAATAACTGAGAGCCCCGGAAAGGCCGGGGCCTCACCCAACACAAAGGAGTAAAAGAAGTGCGTACAAGAATTACAGACGGGGATGGTTCCCACATCTTCATTGAGGTTGCCAGTAAGCAGGATGCTATTAACCTCTCCTACCTTGCAGGAAAGGCCGGGGTTGGTTTTGCGCTACTGAGTGAAGAGAAGCCAGCACCAACTAGGAAGCCAAGGGTTAGCAATCCGGGCCTTGACCCAAGCATGAGCATTAGCAAGATGGTTCGCTATCTCTGGATTGATGGAGTGACCGACAGAGAGACAATCCGAGAGGTTGTCTCGCAGACCAAGGGTTACGCAGTACCCATCAACACCATTCACCGCACCATTAACCGCATGTTTGAGAACGCCTAAGACGTAGTGACACCCGCCCGCTTTTCGGGCGGGTCTACCTGAAAGAAGACCATGACCACACTAACCATCTGCTTTGTAGCCGTACTCATCGCATACTTTGCCGGTAAGAAGAAGGGTCTAGAACTAGGAAGGAAGGAGGGGTCTCAATTCGTGATTGAGGTCAAGAAGAAGAACTAAATGGGAGGAACCATTAGATGCGACCGTTGCGGTAAGGGCATCAGCAAGGATGAGAAGAGCGTCTATATCCGAGAGGGTTGGTATCACAAGAAGTGCGCAGAAAGGATTGAGAAGGGTAAGAGATGAAGACATGCAATGCTTGCAAGAAGAGCAAGCCCGAGAAGGAGTTCAGTAAGAACAAGACGAAATCCGGCGGGTTGCACGATAGATGCAAGAAGTGCCAGAAAGAATATTACGACGACTGGCGTAAGAAGAATCCCGAGTATCACCAGTCTTGGTATCAGAAACGTAAGGGTAATAGTTGAATTAGAAGAGCAATTCCCTTATACTCAGAGAGTAGGCAAGCGGTATTCATTACTCGTTTGTGGTACACACTCCTAAAATTGATGACCCCGGTAGGTTAATGCCAAATGGCTAGGCTCTTCTCCTTGGCCTACCGGGGTTCTCTTATACCGAGCTATTGAGGTGACTCGGTAACTAGTTGGAATGAAGAAAAATGGCGGGGTCAGAGAGGAGACAATGACCGGACCAAGAGAATCAGACAGAGAACTAATGATGTCTGAGATAGACCAAATCAAAGAGAGGATACGAACCGGAGAAAGACTAGACCCTAAGCAGGTAGCAAGAGAGCTAGACGCTAATCCCTTGACCGTAGGAAGAATCATCAAGACCCTTCTTTGGCTAGAGGCCATGAAGGACTCTAGAGATAGCACTCTAGAAAAGAGCGAATAGACGTAATACCTGGGTCTCGCGCGTTCGTAAATGAAATAAATCGTGAACCAGAAGAAATACACAGATAAGGAAAAGCTCGCATATCTCGAAAAGGCATCCGAGATTGGACATAGCAGGGCAAGGCGTGAACTAGGCTATCCAAACAGTTGGAGTACGGCTAATTCATGGGCAAAGGAGTTCAATGTAACTATTGCCCTATCTGACCTAAAGGCTAAGTCAGCATCCTTTAACCAGTGGTATCGGGATGAAGAGCTACTAATTGCTATGCAAGAGGTCATTGACAGAGGAATGGAGTACATCAACGATTCTGAGACTTTGACCCCGGATGAGTACAAGAAGACCGTAGAAGGTATTAAGCGGGCAATTGAGACAAAGAATCTCATTGAGGGTAAGGCGACTACCCGCAACGGCACTGAGTCGGCACAGAGCACGGATGAGGTCTTCAAGAACCTCTTGAGCGCCTTTGAGAGCGACGAACAGAAGGTAGCCGGACAGAGAGACCAGGGTCAGTAAGGCAACCCCAGAGAAAGCCGTACAGCCCTTCTTTGTAGCAATATTTGTAGCAGGGATTTGCCGGCCTCTGTGGGTTGCTACAAACCACAGTACAAAATCTGTGTCGGCAAGAGCACGTCACAGGTTGACTGCCAACGTCTGACATCAAGCCTCTGACCAGCGGGTTTAACAACGAAAGGACATAACAGAACAAAGACTATGAAGGTTTATGAATACATGGCATCACTCCCAAAGGAGGTAGTAAGGGACCTAGGTACGGAAGAGGGCAGGATTAGACAGACAAAGAACAATCCTCTTCTCTTTGCCATTCTCTATCTACAACACCACATCACTAGTGATACCGGAGATAAGAGCCTTAGTGATTTCCATTTGGCTTTGTGTGAATACGCAGAGTCTTGGGCTAAGCCAATCACTAAGGAACGAGAGAACAGAAACGCATTCATTGCCCCTAGAAATGGTGGCAAGAGTACGTGGCTATTCCTCATCCTTCCTATGTGGGGTGCGGCTCACGGACACGTTAGGTTCGTTGCTGCCTTTGCTGACTCTGCCGGACAGGCTGAGGAGCACCTACAGACGTTCAAGGATGAGCTAGACACCAATACGGCACTGTCTGATGACTTCCCTGAGCTGTGCACTCCTCTTGTCGGTAAGCGCAAGAACACGGCTATTGCTCAGTCTCGTGACCAAATCCGGCAGGCTAACGGCTTTGCCTTTGTGGCTAAGGGTGCAGACTCAAAGACTCTAGGTCTGAAGATTAATAAGCAGAGACCAGACCTTATCCTCTTTGATGACATTGAACCTCAAGAGGCTAACTACTCAGAGAATGAAGCATTGAAGCGCAAGGGAACGCTTCTGAATGCCATTCTGCCTATGAATATCTACGCTCGGGTTGTCTTTGCAGGAACTACAACCATGCCTTACTCAATCATTGACCAATTGAGAATGGTTGAAGAGAAGGTAAGGGAATCCCGAGAATCTGAATTCCCGGAAATCCCTGGTCGAATTGAGGGTCTTCTTAAAAGCGGTACTAATGAATTCAATTCGAATTCGCCTATATCTACACCCAATTCAAATACAGAAAATTTGAAAAGTTCGGACCCTGACTTTTATGAGGCTCTAGACCCTGAGCTTAGATGGGTCATTGATGAGAACATCAAGGTTCATTACTTCCCTGTCATCATCAAGGAAGGCGATTCAGAACGTTCTCTATGGCCTGAGTTCTGGTCTATGAAGTATCTGAACAGCATTAGGCATACTCGCTCTTTTGCTATGAACCTGATGAACAAGCCGGTATCTCTAGATGCTGCCTATTGGCAGGATGCGGATATCCGGGTTGATGCTTCTCATAGAGAGTACGGAAATACTCTTCTTGTCGTTGACCCTGCTGTCACGACTAAGAAGCGCTCTGACTACACAGGCATTGCGGTTATCTCCAGAGGCTTGAACGCTGAGAGAAAGCCTGACAATCGCCTGTACGTCCGTTACGCGGAACAGCACAAGGTAACGCCCGGTCCCGAGCTGCGAGAGCTTGTGACGGGCCTCTGTGAGCGCTACGGGGCCACGGTCGTCTATGTGGAGTCCAACCAGGGTGGCGACGTGTGGCGCTCTGTCTTTGACGGGATTCCGGCAAAGCTCCGACTTGAGAGAGCCACGGAGTCAAAGGAGCTAAGGGCTACTCACACCCTTGACCACTATCAGAAGGGGCAGGTTATCCATACCGGCCACTTCGACACACTACAGACTCAGATGTTCGCCTTTCCTAGGGTGACTCATGACGACGTTGTTGATGCCGTTTGTTCCGGGGTTCTGTACTTCCTCGGTAAGCCTCAAGTACAGGTAAGCATTAAGTCTCAGAATTACGTCTGAGATTCGATGGAGCTTGGCTCGGATAAAGAAATTCAATATCCGAGCCGGCTCGGCCCATTAATTGCAATTAGAAAGGAAATGACTTATACTCAAGTATAAGGAGTTAATAACACATACAAATGACAGACCTAACCATCGCGGTTAAGGAGATTCTTGATAGGAGAAACGACTACGAAACCGCAGAAGATTACTACTATGGAAGAGCCGAAGAGGTATTCACCTCTAAGGCGATTCACAATGCTCTAAAGCATACAGCCGGAGAATTCCGACTCAACTTTGCAGCCGTTCCAGTAGACACAGTAAACAACCGCCTAGAGATTACCTCTGTGTCCGCCGTTTCAGAGAACGCCGGGCAGTATCTCGACAGAGTTTGGGCTACGGATGAGCTTCAGCTAGATGTTGCTCAGGTCCATAAGAATGCTCTGATTTATGGCGACGCCTATCTAATGGTCTTGCCTGATGGGGATTCCCTACAGGTGCACTACAACTCCCCAAAGACTGCGCTTGCTGTCTACGATGAAGAGAACCCAAAGCTAATGCGCTATGCCGCTAAGGTTTGGGAAATCACGGTAGATAACAACGGCAAGCGAGAGACACGCACTCGTGTGAATCTCTATTACCCGGACCGCTGGGAAAAGTACGTCAGCCTTAACAGGAAGCTGACCCCTAACCCTCAGCCATCCGAGTTTAAGCCTTTCGTGGATGAGTACACCGACGCTAACGGCGTCATGGCTAATCCACTGAAGCAGAAGGTTATTCCGCTCTTCCATTTCCGTACGGAGATGCCAGAGGGGCAGCCGGAACACATTCGGGCCTATGGTCCCCAGGATGCCATTAACAAGTTCGTGGTAACTCAGATGGCAGCCAATGATTTTCATGGATTCCCGCAGCGTTGGGCTCTCACTCAAGAGGGTTCGTCAGAAAGCGCGGATTTCGATGATGACCCAGAGACAGTCGGTGTAGCTAACCAGCCTGGCACTCTGGCCGTTCTCAAGGGAATCAAGTCAGTCGGGGAGTTCAAGGCGGCAGACCCTTCTACATTCATTGACCCAATGAGGGTCAATATCCGCGCAATGGCTACTGTCACTGCTACCCCTTTGCATTACTTCGAGCCAACCGGAAACGTGCCATCCGGTGAAGCCCTAAGAGTTGCTGAGGCTCCGCTAGTGAAGAAGACCAAGATGCGTCAGATTTCCTTTGGTTCAACATGGCGAAAGGTCTTCTCATTCATCCTTGAGGCACAGGGCATGAAGGAAGACGTTCAAATCCATTGGCGCGCAGTGGAAACGTTCGACACAAAGGAAGCGTGGGAGATTGCCCGCATTAAGAAGCAGGTTGGTTTGCCTGATTCACAGAACCTAGTCGAGATGGGCTATGACGCGGCCCTAGTCGAACAGTGGGCACAGGAAGCCGCTCAGCGCGCTTCTCAGGGCCGTACAGAGAGTCAGAGCACTCCGGTACAGCCTGCCGACACGGCAGCTCTGGAGACCGGCGCACAAGCCGGTGAACAGACAGACGCGTGACAGACGAGATTGGCCGACTCTTCCGGGCCTTGATTGAGGCTCTGGAGAGAAGGCAGCGAATCATTACGAACAAGACTACCGAGATGGAGGAAAACAAGTAATGAGTGAAGAGAACACAGAGACTCAGGTCTCAGAAGACATTAAGGCAATGCAGGCTCAGCTAAAGAAGGCAAACAGCGAGGCCGCGCATTACCGAAACGAGAGAAACACTTTCAAGGACATGGCTATTGGTCTCAAGGCGGAGAGGACGCTTTCAGATGCCGGTATCAATAACCCAAAGGTTCTAAAGTTGCTCAACCTTTCAGAGATTACCGTGATGGAGTCCGGAGAGCTTGAGGGATTGACGGAACAGATTGCATCCTTGGAGGAAGATTTCCCAGAGCTATTTGGTGCGGGAAAGCCCAACGGCATTAGCGGTGCGGACGCCTCAGACAAGAGGGAAGTAAGTCCTACAAAGAGCAGCGCAGAAAAGCTAGTTGCAGGTTTCCTTAAGCGCTAATTGAAGAATTCTGAATTCCCGAGCCGGCTCGGGTTTATCAGAAATAACTGAATAACAAATGAATTAGGTGTCTGTGAACACCTACCGGATATCTCCTAGGAGGTGTTCCGGACAACTAAATAAATATCAGGAGAATAACTAAAAATGGCTAGAGTTAATGCCGATGCTTGGGTACCGGAGGAGTATGGTTCCGAAGTTCTAAACCGAGTGCTTCAGTCTTCAGCGATTGAGGCCGTTGCCCGTCACTATGCGATGGGCAGCAACATTACTGAGGTTCCCCGTGCGGGTGCCGCTGCAACAACCGTTGTGGCAAAGGGTGGAGCGTATGTTGACGACAACCCAACGCTAGACAATGTCGAGCTAAAGGCAGTCAAGTTCACCAACGCTCTCGTTGTTGCTGAGGAAGACCTAGAGGATGCCAACGTTGACATCATCGCTTCTCATCAGCTTGAGGTAGCTACCGCTTATGCAACTCACCTTGACGTTGCATGTCTCGGTACTACAGCGACTGCAAACCTTGGAACTGTTCCATTCACCTCTGTTTACAAGGCGACTGGTTCAGGTCAGAAGATTGGGGTTACCGCAGCTACTTACACGGCTCTTTCTGACACTCTCGCACTTGTTGAGGGTGGCGCATTCTGGAATGACGCTGACACTGTTGTAATTGCTCACCCTAAGTTCAAGTCTGTACTTCGTGGAATCGTGGATTCAAATGGTCGTCCAATCTTCGTTGAGGGTCTTGCCGGTACTCCGTCAACTCTCTTCGGATATCAGGTCAACTTCTCATTCGGTGCTATCACGTCCGCTACCGCTTCAAGTGCCCCAGGTGGCGCGGGTGGAGCTGCGGGTGTGGCTGGTAACCCTCTTCTTGTAGCGGGTAACCGACAGCACCTAATTCTTGGTGACCGTACGCCAATGGAGTACCGCCTAGTTGAGGAAGCCGGAGCGCGTACAGATGAGCCTTTGCTCAAGATGCGTACCCGTAAGGCTTTCGCAGTTGGTCAGCCTTCAGCGTTCGGAATTCTGGAGCTAACCAAGTCCTGAGCCCCGCTTAGGACCGATTGAAAGGGGTGAGGTTTTCGAGCCTCACCCCTTCTCTCATGAAAGGAGCATGAACAATGGCACTACCTACGTACTTCTATGGCCCAGTGTTCGCTAAGGCGTTCAACGGCCAGATTAATTACACGTCCGACACAATCAAGATTGCTTTGGTTGGTTCGGGCTATACACCTAACCGCAATACTCAGGGTGCATGGTCAACCGTAAGCACCTATGAGGTATCCGGCGCGGGCTATACGGCAGGGGGTCAAGCCCTATCGGGTAAGGCTCTTTCCTATGCCTCATACAAGTTGAAGATTGACGCCAATGACGTTACTTGGCCGGGCCTTACGGCTGATGTTCGTTACGCCGTTGTCTATGACGACACGGCAAGCGGTAAGCCACTCATTGGCTATGTGGACCTAGGGGAAACCCTCAGCCTCTCCAATGAAGACTTCACCATTGAATTCTCATTCTTTGAGAGTGACCCGGACTCAGGCGCAATCACTACCGGCTCAGGTCTCTTTGAGATTGAGGTCTCATGAGCGTAAGCATTGCGGCCGGGAAGGCAATGGCAAGGGGTAGCGGGTGGAGTGTGAGCCGTGCCCCAGGAACGGCCCCTAGCGGCCCTGTAAGCGTCTCCGTGGCTTCCGGCAAGGCAACAAGCCGGGGGTTGGGTTGGAGCCTTACACGAACGCCCTCAGCCGTTCCGGCATACACAGAGCTTGCTATGACGCTTGCTCGCAAAAGGGTAATCCTCACCCTTGGCTCTAATGCTTTGGCTCTAGAGCTACCGAGGAAGATTCTACGAATGGAGATTGAAGGATGACGCTTGAATATGTGACAGGCAGTGTGCCGGTAGAACAGCTAGCAATCACTGTGCAGGATGAGAACGGCAATGCCCGTAACCTCTCTGCTTACTCGGGTGCCACTTTGCTTGTCTCCGGTCCTGATGAAGTTGGACGTACCGGAGGAACCGCAGAGATTACCGATGCGGCTAACGGTCTAGTCACCTTCACTTGGCCAGAGACAACACTCTTTGATGTTCCGGGAGACTACCGAATTGCCCTAAAGCTAACGGCAGGCTCAGCAGCGGACACCACTACACCTATCCGAGTAGTGGTTAAGAGAGGATTGGAGGACTAAGAATGTACGCAACAGTTGATGACGTTTACGAAATCGCGGGGGTTTCTGTTGACCTATCCACCTTGAAGAAGGCTCAGGCAATCATTGAAACAGCTAGTGGAAGACCCGTAGAGCTAGTAACTGATACGACCGACTTGATTTGGTTGAAGAAGGCTACGGCCTACCAGTGTGCCTATATGGAAGAGGACCCAACGTCTGTCTTTGAACAGCCAAACTTGGAGTCTTACTCTCACGGTGACGACAAGATGGTTATGGGGAACAAGGATGTTTGGTTGGCTCCACTAGCTCAAAAGGCTATCGGCAATGTGTCATGGCGTAGAAGTCGAATGATTCAGTTCGGGCCTATGGACTATCGCAAGGAACTGAAGAGGCAGAACCGCGAGACTCGCAGAATGCGGGGCAAGTGGGGGTGGCACATCCTGTGAGAACTATGGCTATGAAGCGCTACGAGCTAAGGGCCGACATCTACAAGTTTGTTCTTGGAGAGCAGGACCCCGACAGCGGTAGCTTTCCGGATGCCACTTGGGACTATGAGAATCCAAGGAACGTTAGGGCAACCGGCGGGTCTGTAAGAACGTGGCAATCAATTGAGAAGTTCTTGCGTCAAGAGCAGGGTAGTTATGTCAATGAGAGCTGGATTCAGTTGTTCATGCCTTTCCGTCCTGACTTGGATGACCAGATTGGCGGCATCAAGAACAAAGCCGGGGAAATCATTTACGCGAATGAAGACGGTACAGCTACAGTCTTCAACGTAAGAGGCGTGTTCCCTCAGGTTGACGTGAATGGCAAGACGATTGACTACCACGTGGTTTGCGCGAGAGTTCAGATTCAGCCTTAACGAGAAAGGACCCTCACCGATTGGTAAGGGTCCTTCTCTATTGGCGCTCTATCGCTGGCTGATTAAAGCCAACTTGACAGGACTGGTAAGCTATGCCCTGTAAATGACGTAGTGGAGAAGAAGTTCAACTCCTGACATCGAAATTTAATGTCACACGTTGAAGCGGAACTCCACCACATCCCCGTCCTGCATCACATAGTCCTTGCCCTCCATGCGCGCTTTGCCCTTGGCGCGGGCCTCGGTCACCGAGCCGGTGGTGATCAGGTCGTCGAAGGAGATGACCTCCGCCTTGATGAAGCCCTTCTGGAAGTCGGTGTGG